GAGGTTTACAGACGCAAGCGGATGATTCTGGAGATATTGCGGCATAAGGAGCTGGCCAATCTATCCACCGGATGGCTTCGTCGTTATCATCTCTGGAGGATGCGCGCGTGGATAGAACGAGAGCACACCTACGTGACTCACCTGCGCGACAAGTATCCATCCAACCGTCCATATCCGGATTGAATTTATGAAAAAAACACTGGAAAGATTAGAGCAACTGTTGGACGAGAAGGATTCCAAGATCGAGGAGCTGCAACGCGAGCTCGATGAGCTGAAGGACGAGGAGGACAAGAACTGGGGGTGGGCACGGCATCGGACCTTGAAGGAGAACCCGGAGGGCCTCCCGGTGCCGCGTTTGGAGATTCGTTGGCATAAGCTGTCCGACGACGGATACCTGGCTCGTTGGGATTACGCGCTGATCTACAAGCATTTTTTGGGGCATATTTTATTCATCCCGTTGGGCCAGACGAGCATCCAAGGCGGGAGGGGAGAACCTCCAATCTACAACGGTGACGAGATTCAGCTGCCGTTCCGGGACGGTCCTCACATCTGTCACGATGCCATGCACCTGAATATCCCGGCTTTTGCTATCTGCGAGGGCAGAATCTGGATCTTGAGCATGGATGAGGACGGGACATGCAGGCAAACTCCGTTCACTTCCCTAGGAAAAACTTCCAAGAAAGCCTAGATTGGACTCATAGATGCTAAAGTTAAACAAGATCACAAAGGAGGCCCGCAAGCGGAAAGGCAAGTGGAACGTGGACCTGGAGTTCGTGCTCACCTTCTACGATGCCCATCTAAGGGAGGCTTCGCTGGCTAAAGTGGCCAAGACTTTCGAGATGACCCAAGGCAAGATGTGGTCCTTGGTCCAGCAATACCCGGAACTCCAGCAAGCAAAACGGATGGCGGAGGAGAACCGACGTCGTGGATACCTCGGAAAGTGGGTGCTGGAGAATTTATCCCCGGAAGCCCGGAGGACTTGGGACCGGATCAACGGGATGGACCGGCAGGACGAGATAGAAGCCATATTCCACGGGAAAACTCCCGTCCTGCGCCAGAAACTGTTCTGCCACGCATTGCTGGCTTTTGGATTCAACGTGTCAGCCGCATGCGCCAAGGTGGGCATATCGAACAAGGATTTGGGCAACTGGAAGCACGACCCGGAATTCCTGGAGATGCTGGAGGACGTGCAATTTCACAAAAAGAACTTCTTCGAGAACGCACTGCTGGACCTGGTGGAGGAACGCTACGCTCCGGCCGTGCTGATGGTGAACAGAACAGCCAACGCGGACCGGGGATATGGGGAACGGTTGGAGGTCAATGGATCCATGGAGACCAAGCAAGTAGGACCGGACACCGTGGATTGGGACAAGGTGTTCGAACGCCTGGACGTGGACACGCAGAAGAAACTGCTCAAGGCCGTGGAGGAAGTGAAAGCCGGAGCCGCGAAGCAACTACCCGCAAAGAGATAATTATTTTATGAGCAAAGACGAATGGACGCAGAAGGTTTACGAATACCTCTGCAAACGGCTCGGACCACCAAGGGATGTGTTCGAGCATATTCATTTGCGTGACTGGGCTGAGGGCATAGCTGAAGGTGATTATTTTGAGGAAGGAATATCCCCGGAGGAGGCCGTGGAGGAGGAGTTTTCTTACTGCTGATATGTTCATACCCGTTCATTCAAGAGAGACCGGAGGTTTGCTTTATCAAACTGCAGAATTGTTTATGAGCGCGCAACGACGTTCCGTCACGTTGGACTTCCAAATCGAGCAGGAGGTCTCAATCAAGGAGATTCCCGGCAAGACCGGCAGGGTGATCGCAATATTCATGGATGGAGGCGGAACCCAATACAAGGTGCGCTACATCTACGAGGGCGATCCCAAGGAGGTTTATTTTTACGCGTGCGAGCTGGAGCCAGCGGAGTGAGGATCCGATAATAGGATCGCATGAAATTGACTATCAAATTTGAAACTTCATCCGACGAGACGGAGGAGCTTGTCGTTCGATTCCCCGATGACGTGAGTTGGGAGCAAGAGGGGGAAAGGACGTATCGTGTGGCCGACATCATGATTGAGACTCCAGGTGACATAATCGAGACTGAGGCTATTAAAGACGAGGAGGAGGCCGACCTGCTGGTGAACGAAGTCGTGGCACGGTTGTCGGATGCGGACTTGATGCTGCTTTCGAAACGAGGCGACCGATTCAACCATGCGCTGGCCCGCGAGATAAACAGGCGCGCAGCTCGTCTACCCGTCAAACGGAAGAAGCCCAAGAAGCCGGTCAAGCGTAAATCGATGTCGAACGATATGTTTGAAGATTGATATGAGACGCAAGATCAGATGGTTTGCCGGGTTCCGGTTCCGAGTAGGCTGGCTCCGGATATTTTTGGGCTGGAGGACAAGACGATGACAGGACATATTCCAGCAGTCAAATGTGATGAGTGCCAAACTCTGTTCGTTATAGATTTTCGTGAGAGCTATTCTACCGGAGATCGCGTGGAGATTATGCGTGCAGCGGTCGAGAACGGTTGGACCTTCGAGAAGAAGGGACGAACACGGGAATACTGCCCGGACTGCTCCAAAGGCAGGGAGGTTCAGCGCATGTTTAGGGCAGAGGCTTGGAAGAAAGGAGTATTGAAGAAATGAAAGGCCATTGCTCCGTGGTGGATCCAGAATGTGAAGCTCCAGCCGGGATGCGGACGGCTTCCGGGTATGCGGAGCTGAAGTCCAAGAACATTCCCAGCTGCTCCGTGTGCGGAGGTCTAGTCTGCAAGAAATGCTCCAAGGTCCGGTCCGGGAGGAGAATCTGCAACGGGTGTTTGGACGAAATTAAAGCGGAGAAGGGAATGACCAACCGAAGATAGTTCCATGAAGGATTACGAAGAGAGCTTCATCATAGATACGCCCAGCAACTGGGAACGGGAGTGGAAGTATGCTGGGATGCCGGAATACAACCAGCAGGACCTCAACCCGATTCAATCCATTGTGGTTCATTTCCCGAACCTGGATGCCCGGGAGGAGTTCTTGAGATTGCTTGGCCACCCTGCACGCACCAACACCAGCCTCTCCACGAAGTGGACCTGGTTCCCATACAAGGAGAACACGGTGCAGACGGACCGGAAGGAGAAACCCCGGAAGGTGCCCCAAAACAAATACCCAATCTACATCGTCTCCAAGGGCCGTTGGGAGGCTCGCGTCACCGTCCGGGAGCTGGAGGCTCTGGGGATAGATTACAAGATCGTGGTGGAGCCGCAGGAGTTCAATCAGTATGCTTCGGTGATTGATCCGGATAAGATTCTCAAGCTTCCATACGAGAACTACGGGGAGGGCTGCTCCATCCCGGCCAGAAACTGGATCTGGAAGCATTCTAAAAAGTCCGGAGCCAAACGTCACTGGGTGCTGGACGACAACATCAACGGGTTCTACTGCTTGAATCACAATCAGAAACCCAAGATCAAAACCTTCAACCCGTTCTCCGTGGTTGAGAAGTTCACGGACGCCTACCGGAACGTCGGGCTGTCCGGGATGAACTACGAATTCTTTGTGATGCGCCTGAACGCGCACGCGCCCTACACCCTCAACACCCGGGTCTATTCCTGCATCCTGATCGACAACTCCCTCCCGTTTCGCTGGAGAGGTCGCTACAACGAGGACACGGACCTGTCCTTGAACGTCCTGAAGTCCGGCCTCTGCACGGTTCTGTTCAACCACATCGTGGCCAAGAAGATCGTCACAATGAAGATGAAGGGAGGGAACACGGATCAGCTGTATGTGCGGAAGAAAGGATTTGACGGGAGGCTGGAGATGGCCAAGGCTCTCTGTGAACTCCACCCGGATGTGTCCAGGATCACGTGGAAGTGGAATCGTTGGCAGCATCAAGTCGATTACACTCCGTTCAAACGCAACCGGCTGATCCGAAAATAAATTCCGATAATAGAGTAACGATATGTTAGACCAATTCGAAGCAGCACCGATCATCAAGTCGGCCTCGAAATCAGACGTGGAGAAGCACTGGGACGGGATGCCGGACTTCACCATGAAGGACCTGAAGTCGTGGCAGTCCATCGTGATTCACTTCGCGTCCATACCGGACCGGGAGAAGTTTGCCCAGCTCACCGGCCTTCACCTGACCCACCGAACCCGGTCCGTCTGGTATCCCAAGGCGGAGATCGGGCACTTCGCGGGCAAACGCCACCTGGCCGCGCACGCGATGAACCCGCGTTACCCCGTCTACATCATCAGCAAGGGTCGCTGGAAGAGCCGCAAGACGGCCAGGGCGCTGGACGCCATCAAGGTGCCGTATCACATCGTGGTTGAGCCGCAGGAATATGAGCACTACGCGGCCGTGATAGATCCGAAGAAGATCATCCAGTTACCCAAAGAGAACTATGGTGGTGGTTGCTCCATTCCTGCGCGAAACTTCGTCTGGAGACATTCCCGGAAACGGGGAGCGGAGCGGCATTGGATTCTGGACGACAACATCGAGGGATTCTTCCGACTCACGGACAACCTGAAGGCTCCGGTCGGTGACGGCACCATCTTCCGGGCTGCGGAGGATTTCACGGACCGCTACGAGAACGTGGCCATCTCTGGCTTCAACTACTTCATGTTCGCACCTCGGAAGTCCGGGGACATCAAACCGTTCAAGCTCAACACTCGGATCTATTCGTGCATCCTGCTCTCGAACGAGGCCAAGGATAAGGACGGGAACTTCTACGAGTGGCGCGGACGTTACAACGAGGATACGGACCTCTCCCTGCGTGCGCTGAAGGACGGTTGGTGCACGATCCTGTTCAACGCGTTCCTGGCGTTCAAGGCCACGACGATGACCATGAAGGGAGGGAACACGGAATCGCTCTACACTGGCGTGAAGGACGGGAGGAAGAAGATGGCCGAGAGTCTCATGGAGCAGCATCCCGACGTGGTGAAGATCACACGCAAGTGGGACCGCTGGCAGCACCACGTGGATTATTCCGGGTTCCGGCAGAAGCTCAAGCCCAAGCCGAACATAGAGGAGTTGAAGCAACAGAACAATCACCAGATCCGCCTCAAGGTGGTGGAGGAGAGGAAACGGAAGAAGTGAGTGGATTCTCCATCGACCCGTTTGGGGTGAAGGTGGTTTTTGACGAGACCGTTCCTCGCGGGATGTTCGAGATTCGTGGAAACGATCTTCATATCCATCCTGAGGATGAGAGCTTGCTGAGGAGCTTGATCGACGATGCGGACGGAGAGAGGAGTTTCGCTGAATGAAGAGCGTGACATTTTATTTCCCGGTTCCGGGATGGACTCGTAGAAGGGTTTACGAATTCCTGTCGGTAAGAGGATTTGGAAAATGGGCATTCCCCCGGACCGGAGGGAAGTTCTTAACACCTAGATCCAGGGAGACGTTCAAGTTTCGGCAGAAGAAATATCTTATTCAGGAAGTCACAGTGGCGAGCTACCAGAAGCCCAAGCTGGAAGGCAAGCAGCTGGATCTGCTCATCGTGGACGATCCGTTCGATAAAACTACTCCGGAGCAGGAAGCTGCAGCTCAAGAATGGTTAAATAAAACGAATTTGGTTTATGAAGACAAAACCGCAAGAAATACCTCCCACTAGAAAACTTATCGGCCCGAAGTATCTTTACTCGTTGAGAGCCGGAGTGAAGCACGTGGAGGGTCAAGTTGCAACCGATAAGCGAAAGAAAACTAAAGGCCGCGATCTATAGGAAATCATTCTACGAATTCTTCAAGGCTTTCTGGCCCATAGTCGTTCCCGAAGAATTCATCCCCAACTGGCACGTCCAGTATCTCTGCCTGGAACTCCAGAAGGTGGCCGAGAGGGTCTTCGCCGGTCTCCCCAAGCTCTACGATCTGGTGATCAACATCTCCCCCGGCTCCTCCAAGTCCACCATCTGCTCCCAAATCTTTCCGGCCTGGTGCTGGACCCGGATGCCCACCATGCGTTACATCGGTGGCTCCTACTCCTACGATCTGGCCATGCGTGACTCCGTGGCCTCCCGTGACATCGTCGAGTCGGATCTTTACCGGGAGCTGTTCCCGGAACTTGAGCTCAGGGAGGACCAGAACACCATGGGCCGGTTCGTGAACAAGCACAAGGGAGGACGAATGGCCGTCTCCGTCAACTCCAAGATCACGGGATACCATGCGGACATCTTGGGCGTGGATGATCCGATCAACCCGGAGCAGGCGCTGTCGGAAGCCGAGATGAAGAAGGCGAACCGCTGGATGACCACAACTCTCCCCTCTCGCGGCACGAAGAAGATGGACACGCCGATCATTCTCGTTGGCCAACGCCTGGCTCAGAACGATC